TTAATAGAAGCATAAGCACGGCAGTAAGAACCAGTGGAACACTGATAAAAATGTACACTAACGGGGCTGAGTCTTCCTCAAAATCGGCATCAAGTGGCGGTTCGGTTGTGCCAAACGCTAACTTTTTCTTATTAGGTTATAGTAACTCTGGAGTTTTATCAGCTCCGTTTGCTGGTGAGATGGACTTTGTGGCAATACACAAAGGATTAACGGCTAACCAAGCAAAAGATTTATCAGACGCAATAACAACTTATAACACAGCAGTAAGATGACAGCTTTAATAATACCAGACGTTTCTAAATTTCCAATACTAAGTGGCGAAGGCGATTTCTATTGGAATCCTACTAACAACACCGTTGGCGGTGTGTATTGGCTACAATTAGAAGCTCAACCCGATTTAGACAATGCAGCAATTGCATACACTATTGGAGAGATTGAAATTGTAGAACCAGTAGACCCAATAATAGAAGATTAACAATGTAGATAATTGAGGGGGTTTAAACATATATATAATTAAATTTAATTAAATGAAAATAGAAAAAGAAGAGCTTGATCTTATTGTGGATCAGCAGATGGAAATGAACAACATGCTAAAACAAGTTGGGTTGTTGGAAAGTGAAAAGAGTAAGGTATTAACGTCTTATTCAAATCTATTAACTGATTCTAACAAGACTAAGAAGGGTCTTGAGGAGAAGTACGGGGCAGTAAATATTGATTTATCAGATGGTTCCTATAAGCCTATCGAGAAAAAAGATTAACGATGCCTATAATTAGAAAAATAAGTATAGGTTCGGATTACAAGAATGACGCTATGCATTATTCAGTTGGTCAGTTAGTCTACGGGGGTCATGATATATGTGATATTCTTTTTAATGAAGAAGAAAGCTCATACAACATATACATAACAAAAGACAATGAAGTTTTGCCGTGGAAGAAGTTCAATAAAAACATGGCCATCTCTGTTGAGTATGATCTGTCTTACTAATGGTTTATGAACAGCATTTATGACTTTATTGTAAAGCCACTTGATGGTAGATACAATAACAAGAAGAAAATTGGTGATGTAACATTCATTACCAATACTAAAATAGAAGACTACAAAAGTGTAAGTAAAAATGGGGTGGTTGTTGCTACTCCATTAGCTTTTGATACAAAGATTAAGGAGGGTGATATAGTTAAGGTTCATCACAACGTATTCAGAAGATTTTATGATATACGGGGTAATGAAAAAAATAGTAGGAGTCACATACAGGATGACATGTATGCCTGCTCACCAGAACAGATATACCTTTACGGTGACAACGTATCGCATTTAGATTACTGCTTTGTACAGCCAGTCACTAACGATGATCAGTGGTCAACTCAAAAAGATAGGCCATTGACTGGTATACTTAAGTACGGTAATGAGTTACTGGAAAAAGAAAACGTAATACCTGGAATGGTAGTGGGGTTTACACCAGAGTCAGAGTTTGAGTTTGTGGTAGATAGTGAATTATTATATTGTATGAAATGTGAAAATATTGTTTTGGCTTATGACAACCAAGGAAACCAAACTGAGTATAATCCAAGCTGGACAAGCAGCCGTTGAGGAGTTAATTAAGGTGGCTAGAGAGCCAATTGTAACTGGGGGTGAGGATGATGTTTCAGCGGATAGATTAAAGAACGCAGCGGCCACTAAAAAGCTTGCGATATTCGATGCCTTTGAGATTCTAAATAGAATAAATGAGGAGCAGAATATGCTAGATGGTAAAACAGAAAAAGAGGAACCAAAAAAGTCCTTTAGTGGATTTGCAGAAAATAGATCTAAAAAATAATGTACGACCAGACATTATTAAAAATATTAGACGGCCACATAAAGCCGCACGTTCTGAAAAGAATAAACAAGGCTAAGAAGTGGAAGTATGGTTACAATGAAGACCACGACATTGTGGTTATTAGTCGTACTGGCCAGATAGGTGAGATTTACGAAATACAAAACCTAAAAATAGCCCTACCACTGGAAAGTGATGTGGTCAAGTTTAATGGCAACAAGTGGGAGTATACACAATACCCCAAAGAGCTGTCAAGGTTTAAGAATGTATTTGAGTGGAACGATGCCCCAGAGGAGTTCAAGAACAGGTGGTTTGATTACATCGACACTGAGTTTACAAGAAGAGAGGATGGGTTTTGGTTTGTAAATAATAAGAAACCAACGTATATAACTGGCTCACACTACACATACCTACAGTGGTCAAAGATTGATGTTGGTAAGCCAAATTTTAGAGAATCTAATAGATTGTTCTTTATATTCTGGGAGGCGTGTAAGGCAGACTATAGGAGTTACGGGATGTGTTATTTGAAAAATAGACGATCTGGTTTTTCATTTATGTCATCCGCTGAGACAGTAAACATGGCTACCCTATCTAGTGACTCTAGGTTTGGTATCCTATCTAAGACTGGTCCAGATGCCAAGAAGATGTTCACGGATAAAGTAGTACCTATTTCAGTAAACTATCCGTTCTTCTTTAAGCCGATACAGGATGGTATGGATAGACCAAAGACAGAACTAGCGTATCGAGTCCCAGCCTCTAAGTTTACAAGGAAGAAGTTGGACGCAAAATCTACAGTTGAAGAAATCACTGGTCTTGACACAACAATTGACTGGAAGAATACTGGGGACAACTCTTACGATGGTGAAAAGCTATCGCTATTAATTCACGATGAATCTGGTAAGTGGGAGAGGCCAAATAACATCCTAAACAATTGGAGGGTCACTAAGACCTGTTTAAGGCTTGGTAGCCGCATTATCGGTAAGTGTATGATGGGTAGCACCTCCAACTCATTAGATAAGGGGGGAGAGAGCTTTAAAAAGCTTTATGAGAACTCTGATGTAACTAAAAGAAACGCCAACGGACAAACAGCATCTGGTTTGTATTCTTTATTTATCCCAATGGAATGGAACTACGAGGGGTACATTGATGAATATGGATCGCCAGTTTTTGAAATGCCAGAAGAAAAAGTTTACGATCCGTATGGTAACCAGATAAGGATTGGTGTTATAGACTACTGGCAGAATGAGGTTGATGGTTTAAAAAATGACCAGGAGGGATTGAATGAGTTTTATCGTCAGTTTCCCAGAACAGAAGAGCATGCTTTTAGGGATGAGGCTAAAAATGCCTTATTCAATCTAACCAAGATATACCAACAGATAGACTACAACCAAGACCTAAGAAACACCAATATACTTACTAGAGGTAACTTCCAGTGGGAACATGGAATCAAAGACAGTAGAGTAATATTTATGCCAAATAACAATGGCAGATTTTTAATCTCTTGGGTTCCACCTATAAATCTGCAAAATAGAGTAATATTAAAGAATGGGATTAAGTATCCTGGTAATGAGCATTTAGGAGCCTTTGGCTGCGATAGTTACGATATCTCAGGAACCGTAAGTGGCACAGGATCAAATGGATCACTACACGGATTAACAAAGTTTTCAATGGAGGAGGCTCCAGCGAATCATTTCTTTTTAGAGTATATATCTAGGCCACAGACGGCTGAGATATTCTTTGAAGACATTTTAATGGCAATTGTGTTTTACGGAATGCCAATTCTTTGTGAGAATAATAAACCCAGATTGTTGTATCACATAAAGCGTAGGGGGTATAGGGGTTATTCAATGAACCGACCAGATAGAGTCTGGAATAATCTATCACTGACAGAAAAGGAGATAGGTGGTATACCCAACTCAAGCGAGGACATTAAGCAGGCACACGCAGCGGCAATAGAGACGTATATAGATGAGTGCGTTGGTGTCATAGGTGATGACCATTATGGGGATATGTATTTCGACAGAACATTAAATGACTGGGCAAGGTTTGATATAAACAACAGGACAAAATTTGATGCGTCTATAAGTTCAGGATTGGCAATAATGGCGTGTAATAAAAACAGATACGCACCTATAAATAAAGTTGTCAGAAATAATATAGCCCTTGCATTTAAAAAATATGATAACACTGGTAGTGTTTCTAAATTGATAGATAAATGAATATAAGCACAAATCCAAATAGTTCTTTTCCGAGCCAGGTCGTTAGTGACGAGGAAAAACAGAGTTACGACTATGGTAAGCAGGTTGGTAGAGCTATAGAGGGTGAGTGGTTCTATGGCGGCAGGACTGGTAATAGATTTACCACAAACTGGAACAAATACCACAGCCTTAGACTTTATGCAAGAGGAGAGCAGCCCGTACAGAAGTATAAAGACGAGATTTCCATCAATGGTGATCTGTCTTATTTAAACCTAGATTGGAAACCAGTTCCAGTTATATCTAAGTTTGTCGACATCACGGTCAACGGTATGTCTGAGAAAAAGTATAATATCAATGCATACGCACAGGATCCAGACTCACTAAAAGAAAGAACTAATTACGCTAGTAATCTATTAAGAGAGATTATAGCTAAGGATCAGATTGCAAAACTAAAGCAAGACATTGGAATTGATGTATCTAACTTCCCTGGTAAAACTGACTTACCTGAAACTCCAGACGAGGTTTCTATATACATGCAGCTTAAGTACAAGCCATCTATAGAAATAGCTGAGGAAGAGGCAATTAACAACACCTTAGCTAAAAATAAATTTGAATTAATAAGACGTAGAGTTAATTATGACTTAACTGTTCTTGGTATTGGTGCTTTAAAAACTAGCTGGAACAAGGCTAATGGGGTAGTTATAGATTACTGCGACCCAGCTAAAATGGTTTGGTCATACACAGAGGACCCAAACTTTGAGGATGTCTATTATGTTGGTGAGGTAAAGTCAATCACCATCCCTGAGCTAAAGAAGCAGTATCCACACATCTCTGATCAAGAGCTTGATAGAATTTCTAAGCGTGGTAACAGGGGTGATGTAGTTGGTTGGAATGACTATGATGAGAACACGGTTCAGGTTTTATACTTCGAGTATAAGACATATATGAACCAAGTGTTTAAATTAAAACGCACAAGCAATGGCCTTGAGAAGGCTATTCAAAAAACAGATTTATTTAACCCACCACCGTCAGATTCATTCGATAAAGTATCTAGATCAATAGAGGTGTTATTTCAGGGAGCTAAGATTCTTGGGTATGATGAAATGCTAGAATGGAAGTTGTGTGAGAATATGACCCGACCAAAGTCAGATACCACTAGGATTGTAATGAATTATGCTATTACTGCCCCAAGAATGTATAAGGGTAGGATTGAGTCAACAGTAAGTAAGATCACTGGGTTTGCTGACATGATTAATATCACAAACCTAAAGATGCAGCAGGTTATATCTAAGCTTGTTCCAGACGGTGTATACTTAGATATAGATGGACTAGCGGAGGTTGACTTGGGTAACGGAACTAACTACAACCCACAGGAGGCACTAAACATGTACTTCCAGACTGGTAGTATACTTGGCAGGTCTTTGACTCAGGAGGGTGATATGAATAGGGGAAAGGTCCCAATACAAGAACTAAACTCATCTAATGGGCAAGCAAAGCTCGGTGCGTTAATTAATACATACCAGTACTACCTACAAATGATTCGTGATGTAACGGGTCTAAATGAGGCTAGGGATGGTAGCTTACCAATGGAGGACTCACTTGTAGGACTTCAAAAGCTTGCCGCTAACGCATCGAATGTAGCAACTAGGCATATCCTACAGTCTAGCCTATATCTCATCGCTAGAGCCTGTGAAAACGTCTCTCTGAGGATTTCTGACTCTATTGAGTTTGCTTTAACTAAAAATTCACTACAAAACTCTATTAGTGCGTTTAACGTGGGTACACTAGAAGAGATTATGAATTTACCTCTGCATGATTTTGGTATCTACTTAGAGCTAGAGCCAGAGGATGAGGAGAAGGCTCAATTAGAGCAGAACATTCAGGTTTCACTTAAAACTGGTGGCATCGACATTGAAGACGCTATTGACATACGTCAAATAAACAACATTAAGCTGGCTAATGAAATCCTAAAGCAGAAAAGAGCTAAGAAGGTTGAAATGGAGCAGCAACGTCAGCAGCAGATGTATCAGGTACAGGCTCAATCAAACGCACAAGCAGCAGAACAAGCTGCGTTAGCTGAAACTCAAAAGCAGCAGGTGTTAACACAAGAGAAGATTAGTATTGAACAAGCTAAATCTCAGTTCGAGATTCAAAGACTTGAAATGGAGGCTCAGATTAAGAGAGGTCTTATGCAGTTAGAGTTTGATTTCAATATGCAATTAGCTCAAATACAAGCTAATGCAGGTTCTCAGAAAGAGATGGAGATTGAAGATAGAAAAGATAAACGCATAAAAATGCAAGGTACTCAGCAAAGCGAGCTGATTAACCAAAGAAAAAATAATCTACTCCCAAAAGACTTTGAGTCATCTGGGAATGATGTTTTAGGTGGTATTGGACTAGAACAGTTTGAGCCACGATAATCATGTTTAAACAATTATATTTTATATTATTATGTCAGAAACCAAATTAGATCTATCTAATGTAAAGCCCAAGAAGGGTAAAGATACGGTAACCAAGTTGGACCTATCGAAGAAAAAAGAAGAAGTAAAAACAGAAGAGAATGCCATTCAAGAGCCAGAGCCAAGCAATGTGGATGAAGATAAACAAGCCACAAATGTACAAGAAGTGGAGGAACGAGCATCCGAACCAACACCTGTCGAAACTACCAAAGAAGTCTCCAGTGGAGATGATGGGGGTAGCGGAGAAGAAGCGGTAGTAATTGAAGAAATTACTGAGGAGCCTATACAAGAAAATGTACAAGAGGATGTGCGAGACACACCACGGTTACCAGAGGGCGTTGATAAATTGGTTCAGTTTATAAATGATACTGGAGGCACGGTAGAAGATTATGTTCGACTGAATGCCGACTACTCTAATGTGGATGAAGATACGCTGTTACGGGAATACTATAACAAGACAAAATCACATTTAGACCAAGAAGAAATAGATTTTGTAATGGAAGAAAACTTTCATTACGATGAAGACCTTGATGACGAGCGAGACATCAAAATAAAAAAACTCGCTAAAAAAGAAGAGATTGTAAAAGCACGCTCCTTTCTTGATAACTTAAAGGATAAATATTACGAGGAAATCAAGTCGAGGCCCACGGTATCCAACGAGCAAAGGAAAGCAGTGGACTTTTTTAATCGATATAAGAAGAATCAACAGGCGGCTGATGAGTCCAGTAAGTTGTTTAAGTCCGAAACAAAAAAGTTTTTCCAAAGCGATTTCAAAGGTTTTGATTTCAACCTTGGAGAAAAGAAGTTTAGGTACGCATTAAATAACACTGACTCTATCGCTGATACTCAATCTAATATTGACAATATATTGGGAAAGTTTCTCGATGAAAAAGGCAATATTAAAAACTTTAGTGAGTATCACAAGGCGATGTATGCAGCCCAGAATGTTGACAAAATTGTCTCTCACTTTTATGATCAGGGTAAAGCTGATGCTGTTAAGGAGGTGGTTAGTAATTCTAAAAACATTACTAATGATGCCCCTAGACAAACATCTAACGATAGCCTGTTCATTAATGGTTTGAAAGTCAAGGCTGTCAATGGTGTTGATACTTCAAGACTGAAAATTAATAAAAAACCTAAAAATTAAAAATTATGGGACAATTTGCAACTAACGACCCGTTGGGTTCGTTTTCCTTGGTACCTACTCCATTTAAGAGTATTACTCAAGGTTCTTATTTAAACTTT